AATAGAATTAAAGAAAATAAAGCACAAATAAAAATGGATATTAAATAATAGGAGGTAACTAAATTGGCAGAAAGACGAATGTTCGCAAAAACAATAATTGATAGTGATGCTTTTCTTGATATGCCAACAAGCACACAAGCTTTTTATTTTCACTTAGGAATGAGAGCAGATGATGATGGGTTTATTAACAACCCAAAGAAAATATTGAAATTTGTTGGAGGAAACGATGACGATTTAAAGTTACTAATAGCCAAAAAATTTATCATCCCATTTGAGAGCGGTGTTGTGGTTATAAAGCACTGGAAAATTCATAATTATATACAAAACGATAGATATAAACCGACCATGTATGCTGATGAAAAGAAGCAGCTAACAACAAAACCAAACAAAAGCTATAAAATGGTTGCAAGTGTTGATAATTCAACAATGTATCCACAATGTATACAGGTTGGAGACACAGGTAAGGTAAGGTTAGGTAAGGTTAGGTTAGGTAAGAGTAAGGTAAGGGTAATAACAAAACCCGACCCAATCCCATATCAGGAAATCGTAAATCTATTTAATGAAATTTGCACCGAAGCACCAAGAATAACAAAAGTCACCGATAAACGGAAGAAACAAATAGAACTTCGTTACAAGGAGCTTGAAAATCTAAATGTATTTGAACAGGCTTTCCGTATGGTGCAAGAATCAAAGTTTCTTACTGGGGATAATGACCGAGGGTGGGTTGCGAAGTTTGATTGGCTAATGGCAAATGATACCAATATTGTAAAGGTGCTAGAGGGCAACTATAAAAACAGCAAGGTAAAGAGCAGTAACCCATTTAAAGATGTATTTTTACAGGAGGTAGAAAATGAACAGAAAAGAAATCTCATATCTGATGGCGATAATCAAAACTGCTTACCCCCATTATTATCAAAAGACGAGTGATATTGAAGATGCACTTGCTTTATGGGGAGAAATGTTTATGGGTGATGACCCTTTGCTTATAAGTAAAGCTGTTAAGAGTTTTATAAAAGAAGATACACAGGGGTTTCCACCAAGCATTGGACAGATAAAAGATATTGCCAAAGGAATCAAACGCAGAGAATCAGAAGATACAAAAATGATGGAACAACAGAAAAGACTTTCTGCACCACCAAAAGAAGTTACAGAAGAAGATGAGGCAAAGCGTGAAGAAGTTATGGAAAAAATGAGGATGATGCTGAAAGATATATAGCATAGGTTATACTAAGAGAAGTTAAGGAGGGTTAGAAAATGAAATTAACAGAATTACAAAGTGTGTTAGGTGACGAGATAACGAAGGTGAGAGAAAGCAATGGGGATATTCAGGTGATAAGGGGTGCTAATACGGTGGCACTACTTGCCAAGCAGGTTATTAACAATGCGGACATAATAATAAGGTTTGATAAACTGAAAGCAACACAACCTGAACTTTCATCAAGGATTGAGGAATTGATATAATGGGAAAGCGGCATAGGTATACAGAAGAACAGAACGAGTTTATAAAAAATAATTATACCACTGTTTCTGAATGTGTGTCCAAGTTCAACAATCAATTTGCAACTAACATTTCATATGGTGCGTTAAAGGGACACGCAAACAAAAAATTAAAAATAGTAACTAGAATTAGATTTTGGACAGAAGAAATGGATAACTTTATTGAAAGTGAATTGCTAAAATATCCATATAAAGAAGCAACAACTAAACTAAATGAACGGTTTAATATTAACCTTACGATAAGACAAGTGCAAGAACATTGTGTGTATAAAGGCTTTAGCCGCAAACAATCTGAAAAACTAAGAAAAGTAGATACCCTCATACAACAAAATGTCGGCAAAAAAGAATATAGCGAGATAAGAGAAATGGTTAACAAAGAAATTGGAATGATGTACGGTAGCGATACAACGATATGCAGGAGGGCAAACAACTTGGGATTGAACAGACCGCATAGAAAGTGGAATAATGCAACAGACAGACGATTTATTGACGGAGAACAAGTTTCAAATTCAGAATATGTACGATTTATAGGGCATAGGTTTCATAGGCTAGAAAAAGAACTAAGACCGTTGGCTAGGCAAATAGTAAAGCTTCAGTATGAGTTATCAAATAAAGGATAAGAGAAGTTAAGGAGGGTTAGAATGAAAATAGAAGTAGGCAAATACACAGTACATGGAGATAGTCTTTGTGTTTGGATAATGGAATCCGTACATTATAAAAACAGAAAAGGAGAAGATTCAATTAAGCAAGTAAAGGTTGGTGGATATTCTCCACATTTTGAACAATTGCTATCAAGCTTTGTTAGGCAAAAGGGAATTAGCTCTGAATCCAAAACTATTCCAGAACAGATAAAAGAGTTTGCTAATATTGAAAAGGATTTGGTTGAAATCGGAGAAGCTATTGGCAAAGAGCTGGATAAAAAGAAAGGGAAAAAGTAATGAGAATAATGGAAGATGAAGAAATAATAGACATAGTTGAAAGAGTGGAAAAGGAAAAACTTGGCACAATAGCAGCTTTACAAAAAGATATTCACGATAACGCAATAAATCATGGTTGGTATGAAGAACCAAGAACTTTTGGAGAGTTGATAGCCTTATGCCATTGCGAGTTGTCAGAAGCACTGGAAGATTATCGAGAAGGTTACGGAATGAGGGAAGTTTACTACAAGGAAAATAAGCCATGCGGAATCCCAACAGAGCTAGCAGATGTGGTAATCAGGATAATGGATATGTGTGAGTATTATGGGATTGACTTAGAAGATGCTATATTAGAAAAGCATGGATTCAACAAAACAAGAAGTTATAAACATGGCGGAAAACATATTTAGGAGGTCGTAATGGAAACCAAGGGAATGGTAATACTAGGAACAAGCCTACTGATAATCGTACTGATATTTTCAAGTTATCGTACACCAAATACAGTTGAAGCGGTAGAAGAACACGCAATCAACCCACAGGTTGAGAATGTACTTTTAAGCGAATTGATTGAATCAGAATGTGAACGGGTGGGAGTGAACAAGAATATCGTATATGCAATTATCAATAGCCCGTACCCAGATTCCGAACCAAGATATGGGTTGATGAAACTACATGGCGATTTAATTGAAAAGTATAATGTGAATTGGAGCGATGGTTGCGGAGTGGTTGAAAGCGTAAAGGCAAATGTTGTTGCTGGAATTGGAAGGCTAAAGTGGAGCATGGAAAATAACGAAACCATTGAAGGTGCGTTGATGGTCTACATATACACCAAGCCACAGGCACAAGAGATGTGGGCTAAGGGTATCAGGACAACGGAGTGGGTGGAGGCGGTTAAGTAGTTACGGAAGGAGAAAACAAATGGCAACAAAATTTGAGTGGAATTCTTGGGATTTTGATTGTGATGGAGATGCGTATATTATTGCAAAAAGAGTTTGCCAAGAAAAGGAGAATGTACCTGACTTCATCATAAAAGAGGACCGATTGCATCCCGATTGCAAAGATGGTATGGCCGTGGAAGAAGGATGGTGCAAGTTTCAAGTCAGAACAGATTGGGAAAATTGCGATGGCGAGCCGAGGGGTGGATATTATGTGGAAACACACGAACCATCAACACGACATTCAATTACCGGCAAACGCAAACGGGGTTGGTTTCCAGTGTGGATAGTTAGAAAAGGTGAATGGTATTAAACATAGTGATTATTAGTAATGGATGGAATGAAACAGTTTATACTATGAAGGGAGAAAAATAATGGAAATTAAAATCAAAATTGATGAAGAACATATTGCGGAACTGGTATCACAGGAAATAGCGAGCCGAATTGTCGCAGAACATGGATATGAAAACAGAGAGGCGAAACTTGGCATCAGGGATGGAGTAGACAAAGCAATAAAACAATACATCTACTCCAGAAAAGACGCAGTGATAGAAAGAGTAGTCGAAAGAGCATCAGTAGAAATTGTTAAGAAGGGGTTGCCTAAATTATTAGAGAGTTTGGGCAGAGATGTGAAATAATGAGTAATAGAAAAATTAAAGCAATGCACAGGGAATATGGAAGGTTAGATGGTTGTAAATGTGGAGATTGTTGCAATTTATCCTCTTATACGCAAAGCCGAACATGGTATAAGTGCGAGGCTTATGGCAATTCAAATAGTGAAGCAACGGATTGGGCGAAACGGAACATAGCTTGCGGATTATTTAATATATCATTCGATAAAGTAAACCGTATTCCGTTAATCCAGAAGCTAAAACATGAGCCAAAGCAGATAATAGACGAACCAATCAAAGGTCAATCGGTAATGGAACTGCTGAAATAGTTCTAACTAAGGAGGGAAAGTAATTTGCTTGAACTAAACAAGATATACAACATGGATTGCATAGATGGAATGAAGATGCTAGACGATAACAGTATAGACTTAACCGTAACATCACCACCTTATGACAACCTGCGAAAGTACAATGGGTTTGAATGGGATTTTGAAAGTGTGGCAAAGGAATTATATCGAGTGACAAAACAAGGCGGCGTAGTGGTATGGATTGTAGGCGATGCGACAGTAAAGGGTAGCGAAACTGGTACTTCATTTAAGCAAGCATTATTCTTTGTGGAATGTGGTTTTAATTTACATGACACAATGATATATCAGAAAGATGCTTGTCCTTTCCCTGAAACAAATAGATATTACCCATCATTTGAATATATGTTTATTTTGAGTAAAGGAAAACCTAAAACAACAAATCTTATAATGGATAAACCGAATAAAAGGTTTGGGGAAAAGATAACTGGTACTGGAAGAAATCCTGACGGAACACTTAAACCGCATATAGCTGTCAAGAACAAGACAAATAGGGTTGTAAAGGAGTTCGGTGTAAGAACAAATGTATGGCTTTACAGTGTAGGAAAGTGGAAAATAACCAAAGATGAGTATGCCTATGAACATCCTGCGATGTTCCCTGAACAGTTAGCACAAGACCATATAATATCATGGAGTAACCCAAACGATATAATCCTAGACCCATTTATGGGAAGTGGTACAGCTGCAAAGATGGCAATGCTAAACAACCGAAACTACATCGGGTTTGAATTATCAAAAAGTTACTGTGAGATAGCAGAACAACGGATAATGGAAAGTACCGCACAAAATAGATTTGGGTTATAGCTAAAGGAGGCATAAAGTGAACCGCAACACTTATAAAAAGCTAACATGGGAGGACAAGTTTGCACGCAAGTATTATTGCAATTCATGGAGATTTGCATCTGACATGAAACGGAGAAACAGAAAAGCACTCCGTAGGAAGTTAAAGGAGGAACTGAAATGAGTGACATAAGGATTCAGGCAAGGTACAACGGTAAGGTTTATGATGTAGCAAAGCTGGATATGTGGGGCGACCCAGAACAAGCTACCTGTGACTTGGCTAGTGCAGAAGAAGAATTGTTTGGCATTTATCTGAACGAGGTTGAAATTGTATTAAATCCGTTATTGTCAAAAATGGCAAAAGATGTTGAGTATATGCACAACTTCCAGAATGAAAGAGAGGATATTGTCGAGTATATCTACAAGACACATGAAATCATAAAGCTGTTAAAGGAGGAACTGAAATGACAACACTACATGTTAGCTACAGCATAACCGATGATTGCATAAACGATAATTCCTATGGGGCGATATGTATCTGGTGTAATTGCTGTGGTCGAGTTGACAAAAAGACAATGAAAGAAGCACAACTTAAATATTATAAAGAGTGCTTGGCAGAAGAAGAAAACTTTAATGGTTGGTTTGATGATATGAGAGAAACTCAAGAAAAGAACGTGAAAGAAAATATTGAATATTTCAAGAGTAAGATAGAGCAATTATTGTAGCGATAACAGAGTGAGGGAGAACACGAGATGCCTTACGAAACAAAGATATGTGTTGTTTGCGGAAAAGAGTTTATGCCTAAAATATATTACCAAATATATTGTTGCAAGAGTTGCAGCCAAAAAGCAGTAAATAAAGCCGCAAAGGAAGCCAGGGCAAATAACCCTGCAAAGGGTATATGCAACGATTGCGGTAAAGAATTTATTAAGATGAACGGAAACCAAAGATATTGTTGTGATGAATGTAAAAAAAGTGCAATCCGTAAAAGCAAACAGAAATACAGAAAAAGGAATGAGTTATTATTCGGTTCAGTTAGAACCAAAACCGTATTCATTGGGTACGAAGGCTTGGCGGAATCAATAGTTTTTCAAGCAATACAAGACTATCAAGAGAACCTTCTAAGAATACAAAGGCATCCTGATAACAATGTTGCCAAAAGTAAAATATATATGATAGAGAAGTTTTTTCGTTCAAGGTGGTATGGAATATATGTATCTA